CCAGATAATGTTGGTGCGTATCGCTTAACGACTTTACCTGGTAGGTCGGGTCCAGCCTTTGATGCGAAGGGTGGTAGACGTGGTATTGTCGGTGAAGTTGCACACAATAGACCAGAAAAGACAACCTTTTTACATGGTCGTCTTCCTCCAGTTGCAGGCAGAGCACAGGGCATGACTGGTAGAACGCCAAGAGCGGAACACGAACGTACAAAGAAAACAACAAATAGATCAGAAACCGGTTCGAGGACTGATACATTAAACTTTGCATCTGCAAAGAGAACTGTTTCTGCACTTACACGTGCTCAAGAACCAACACGAAACAAAGCTGATGGTTCTATCGGACAGTATCAATACAACAATCAACCAGCCCCTGGCATTAGTAGCTTTGTTGGTGGATACTTAAATACACCAGCGACTAAGATCGGTGAAAAGAGAACATATGGATCTGCATACACAGCAGAAGAACTCACAAAATACGGTTTCAGACCAGACGATAGACGTGGTAAACCAAATAGAGCTGCGGGTCCAGGACGAATGAACGTTCGTGCCGATGCACTTAACCAAGGGGGTATGGTTACGAGTGTTCGTTCCGATACAACGAGAATTGATGGTCGAGTAAATGCCGCGAATGGTGCTTGGACACAACAATATAGAAACAATGATTACCATAAATTTAATGCTTATAAGGGACACGAAAATCCAAATTCTACGAGTATGAGTTTGGATACAGCGAGAAGACAGCTTTCAAGTAACCCATTAGTTCATAGTCTTTCTTAAATAAATAGAATTTGAGACATACACTCATTAAAATAATGATCCTATATTTTAATGAAGGTACATACCTTAGATATAGACAGTGGTGAACGAGACCCTGTTTTGTATTCAAATCCAAGTGATTATGTTGTTCACTTAAAAAACCCTATTTATGATGTGACTAAAATTTCACTTATATCAGCACGTATTCATAATAGTCAATACCTCATACACTCCAGGAACAATCAATTTGATGTTTTGACAAACGGCAGTAGTACTCAAACTGTAACTATACCAATTGGAAACTATAGTGGAGAAGAATTAGCCTCGGCGATTAATACCAATTGTACTATAATTACAGGTGCAACTTTTGATAAAGATACAAATGCTATAACGTTTACAGGGTCGAGTGATTTTACATTTTTGTTTTATACTGGTACAAATGGTTATACATCTGGTACAAATGGTTACACCACGCCACATGATGTTTTAGGTTTACCAGCTTCAAATGTATCATCAACTTCGAGTTCATTAGAAACTGGAAGTATTAATTTACAGGGTGCCGATGCAATTATTGTTAAATTGAGTAGTGGTTCTGACGAATTTAACAAAACTGTGTTTTCCGAAACTCCCTTTTATACAGGGCGTATACTTTTATGTGGGGATGTGATTAACTTTTCGGGTGTTGACGATACGGTTGAACACAATTTTGATTCAGGATCACAAAAAACGATATCAAGTTTACGTGTCCAATTTTATTATAGTAGTAATAACCGATTGATACCATACGATTTTAGAAATGCGAATCATATACTTAAACTCGCAGTCACGTGTTCAACTGATAAACTTGAGAATATTGCTAAAGTGGAACGAGACTTTGTCCTTCCACCACCTATGAGTATCCCCGAAATGGAGGATCCGCGTAGATGGGATGCGTTTATATCTATATTTATGGTAATTGCAACCGGTTTATTTTTACTATTGGTTATGCGTAAACCTAAACTTATCGAGTAACCGCGAAGATTGGTTGAGCTGGCTTTTGCACACGTGTAGACACACGAGAGATACCAACGTAGACCAAGATGGACAAGAGCGTCGTAAACAAGGCCGTGAGCGTGTAGTTCATACCACCGTTCTTGTTAACCTTAACAACTTGGTTAACAGCCCACCTGACCAAGTCCATCCACGAGAGGGCGGCGGCGAAGGAGAAGCCGGCAACGACGGCGTTGAGGGATTGGGACTCGAGTTCACGAGCGACGAGCGTAACAGTTTCAGCAGCAGTAGACATTTTTATATATAGTATCCTGAGATTTTAATCGGGGAGTAAATCTTCTTCTATTAAAATTTTTTTATAATGTTTTGGTTTCATATATCCTTTTAACATACCAACATTTATGGGTTCTATTCCTGAATCAGAACCCGATTCTGTTTCTGTATCGGAATCACTTTCAGTATCAGAACTATCATCGTCATCATATATCTTAAAATGTTTAGACGTTCCTTCGTACCCTTCAGGTTCCGATGTGTTCATTACTATCTATAGCATTTTTTAACATTAATTCTGACGGATTTTTTGGTTCCCACGCATCCCAATTATCGTACGCCATATTCATTTTGACAAACTTATATTCACGTCCCTTGTATCGTGTAAAAGGAATTTCTTCATCTTCAAATTCGATGTCTTCTTCCTGGTCTTCTTCATCGGAAGATTCTTCATATATTTCCGGGAAATGTGTTCCCATTTTCTTACCAACTTCGTTCATGGCACAATATTTCATGGCGTATTCCATATCTTCACCAAGTACCATATCTCGACCACACGCCGTAGCGTATTCGGCTGCGAGAACCATAGTTCTTTCGAGTACGGGTTGGATAATGTTAATAGCAGAGTCCTGGACTTGCTCAATTAAGTTTGCGGTTGCGTCTTTTTCTTGTTGATTCATTATAAATTAAACAGTGTTTTAGCAATTCCGTTTTCTATACGGAGTATATTATAACTTAGGCCTAAAACTCTAAGTTCTCTTTTAGCCTCCTGATCTGGTAATATTCTGAGTTTTATATCCTGTTCTTTAATTAAACTAAAATTTCTTTGTCCTGTTGGATACCACCGTTCCGGTTCAAGTGCAAAACTATACGAATAGTATCTTCTAAATAATTGTGTTCTTGAATGGTGTATACCACTCTGTATTGCGCGTAAGTTTATGACATTACCTGTAACTTTATCTAAAATAACAGAATCGTCTAATTGTATTTCAAGGTTTTGTAAATGTTCGTAATTTACGTATTCACCGTTATACAATTGGTAATTTGAATCATAATCAAAATTGGTAACAAAATGAGGCGTCGCCGAATAGAGATCATCTTTTCTAAGTGTTTGAATTATAAAAAAAAGTTCTTTTACGGGGTTTTTAAATTTAAGGTTATGTTTAACATCAACCATAGAGTTCGCATTTGAATCCTGTGGTATTATAGATTTACTCTCTTGTATTTGTGTGATTATATAATCTATTTTTTTACTTAATAACATCTGTTTTTCTTCTTCATCTAGAGAAACCATTTCAGTTGTTAATTTTAAACTTTTTATAAGTCCTTTTGTTTGTATGTAATCACTTAAATAATAAATTGAATTACTATTTGCAGGGTCGGTTGCATCGTACCCCCAAACACAATCTTTTAGATCTCTAAGTTTTATAACAATTTCTATTTCCTGACCTGTTATGGCACAAAGTGGTACAGCGAGTTCGGGATTATTATAAAAATAAAATGGTATATCAACAAAATATTTAGTATCAGAAGTTGCTAAACCTAGATACCCTGCAATTTTAGCTTGTCTTACATTCGTACCTGAAAGTTCTAAAGGTGGTTTACCAATAAGTTTCGCTAAGTTATGTTGTTTTGTTTGTGTAACGTAATTATCAGAATATATAGCTAAGAAATCACTTGGTATACGTTGAATAACCTGACCACCTATAAGAATTTCTACATACTCAATCATGGCGTGACCTATAGACTCGACATACCCTATACCTTCTAGACCAGCTACTAAATTCTGTTGTATACTAGATAATTCAACTTTCATACTCACTGTCTTAAGAAGATCACCTTGGTTTTGTGGAATGGTACACCGAATAGTGTTTCCAAATTCTACTTCACCTTCAACATCTAAATCAACAAAGAATGGTGCAAAGTTTGTATGTTTTTGGAAATTCTTTATGAAATATGTATATTCGGGGTCGTCTGTAAAAAAAGCGTCCTGTGGGCCAGATGTTTCTAATTGAACACGACCAGCCATTACTAGTATAACTGACTAAAATTTTAAACCCCCAAGTCCGCTGCTTATACGTAAAACGTTATAGTTTACAGCGTATACGTAAACTTTGTGTGCGAAACTCGCGTCTGGTGAATCAAGTTCAATATCTATCAAATTGTGGGCTATTCTACTCATATTGACTTGACCGGTAGGGTAATACGTTTCCGGTTTCAACGAGAAACTATAGACACCAAAGTTATTACTCGTTACACCCGTATAATACTTTAATGGTTGTTCGTAACTGAGCATTAAATTATCGGCATCTATGATTATGTTATTATTAAATTTCATGGTAACTTGTTTTATTGGTTCGTATTTGTATACGTCATCACTAACAGCCATAAAAAACATTTCCTTGACCGGGTTTTTAAAATTAAGCATACCAGATTTTTTAGATTCACCCGCTTTAAACTTGAATTGAGACAATTGGAGTTGAGTTATAACGTATTCTATGGGGCGTGTAAGTAAGAAATTTTTTTCATCTTCAGTAATAAAAAAGAAATCTGTTACAAGTGAAACCTTTTTAATAGAAGACAAAACACTCGACGGTGGATCAGATACATTACCACCTGTTCTCGTGTATGATAATGTGACGTCTGCGAGTTTTTTAAACTTTACGTGTACTTCAACAAGTTGTTTTGTTAAAGCACACACAGGTATAGCTAAACTCGGGTTTCTAAAGAAATAAAAGGGTAAAAATAAACTATAATCCCAATCGTACGTCACGTCTATATAATTACCGTGTCCCGTTAAGAAATAGAGGGTTTGATCAATATCATCTTTATTACTGTGTATTTGGTCATACATGTAAATGTAATCACCCGTTATTCTCTCTATGGTTTGCCCACCAATAATGAGATCAGCGTATTCTATTAATTGTGCACCTATAGATTCGCGGTATCGAAGCGTTTTTACGTTTATTTGACCACCCATATCAGAGTGATTGTGACAGTAATAGTATAAAGTTGATGGTGCACCCACCGGTACGACGAATGTAACAGTGCCATTGTCTGTTCCATCACCAGTCACACCAGTATCATACACAGAACCACCATTACGGGTTCCATTAATCGTTTCAGATAGGTAGAAAGGGTGACTAGATGCGTTCACATTAAAAGTATACGTTGCGCCTTCATACAGTGTAAGTGTTGCCTGTTGAACACCGTCTATAAAGTATTTACCACCGGCGGCAGTCACTGTAAATGATTTATCAGGTGTCGTTGGTTTAGGTAAAGTAAATTTAAGCATTGTACTTCGAATAAGATCTCCTTTGTTTTTGGGTATACGGCATTCTACCGATGCATCATAATCAATATCACCATCAAAAGGTGTTTCGATAGATTCAATTGAAAATTTAGTATGTCTTCTAAAATTCATCAGGAAATACGAAAACTCGGGTTCCCCAGTAAGCCATTGGTCCTGGATACCCGTGATAGCAAGGTTTAATCGACCAGCCATTCTTACTTTACGTGAGTAAAATTTTATGAAATAAAACGACACGATATTGTAGATGAATCTTCAGTTGAGAAAATTCAAACCCGAACAAATGGCAG